CCAGAACCTACAAAGTTCAGTGTAGTAGCTGCTGTAGATAGTGCAGAACCTTCATCTTGTACTGTTACTTCCCCACCACTAGCTGCAATAGTTACAGAATCTGCACTAGCATCTGTAGTTACAGTTACGTTTGTACCACCTACTATGGTAAGTGTGTCTGTAGCTGTGTCCGCTGCTACTGTAGTTTGTCCACTTACAGCTACATTAGAGAATGCATTCTGGTTTGTATCTCCTCCTGATCCTGCTGCTGCCCATTTTAGTCCACCAGTTACAGTAGCATCAGCTGTTAATATATAGTTATTAGTAGGAGAGTTGCTTACTTTTAAGTTAGCTTCATCTACTACATTATCTGTTATAACTGTAGCACCGTCACCTGTTGACGTTACCTCTCCAGAGTGATTAGGGTGAGAATAATTATTAGCACTAGCTGCAATTCCATCTAATTTAGAATGATCAGCATCTGTAAATACATTACTATCTGAAGCTGCTTCTACAGCAGTTCTAATCTCTGTATTAGTTTGATCTGCTGTAGCTGATGCTTCGATTCCATCTAACTTAGTATGATCGGCGTCTGTGAACACTTGGGAATCAGTTGCTGATCCAACTAGTGTTCTAATTTCTGCTGCTGTCTGATCTGCGGTAGCTGCAGTTTCTATACCATCAAGCTTTGTTTTATCAGCTGCTGATGCATAACCTGCTGCAGATGTAGTGGCATTAGCAATATTTAATTTAGATTGAGCTATCGCTGCATTTGATGCAACATTAGCATTAACAATAGTATCATCTAGAATTTCAGTAGTAGTTACAGAGTTAGGTTCATAGTCCCAATTCTGTACTAAAATATCAGTCTGATGACCAGACTCTTGTAGTGCTCTTAATATCTGTGTTTGATTGTTATTTAGATCACCAGCCTTAATAGATGATCCCGCTGCATAGGTGGCTTGAGCAGAGCTTAAAGTAGTTATACGGTAGATACGTACTACAGCATTTTCAGCAGGTATATTACCTGATGTCCAAGTTACAGTACCACCATTAGTAGTATAACTAGTTATATTGTAGTGTGTACCAGCTGATTTTAGTACGCCATCTACTCTTACTTTGATTTCATCAGACGTAAAGCTTTCAATACTAAAGGCTTCTGAAGCATCGTTTAGTGTCTGACTATATTGTTTAAAAGTTGCCATTAGTTTTCTTTAGTATTTAATACATGCCAGTAAGGATACATTTCTTGGCCTGGCTTCACCACCACCATCACTAGTCTCATTTATAGAGTGAGTATGAGCAGTACTTGTAGGTGATGTTCTCCATATTTTACCACCTCCACTAGTTTGACTAGATGCATCATAACCAAAAGTAGCATCATAAATATTCTCCCACTGACTTGAGGATTGACCTGCGTCTAATTGATCATCACCAGGAAAATGGTGGTAGTGGGTATCAGCGTTACTACTGATAGAGACTGAGTGTGTATGAGCTTCGTTTTGATCACTTTGAGTAGTTTTTATACTTCTTCCAGTATCTATTCCTCTACCATCATCCCAACCACGGATAAATTCACCACGTAAATCAGGTAAGGCTGAACCTATAACATTGTATAGTTCTAAAAAATTAGAAGAAATACCTTGAACAGTACCGCTACCATTAGGTATGGAATCACCGTTACATTTTAAATATCCACTTGGAGCAGATGAACCTGCAAACCATATAACAGTACCTATAGGGTTTAATAAAGTAACCTTAGCTGCATCAGTAAGCTTTGCTGCTGTAATACTAGCATCTGCAATTTTATCTGTATTAACTGAATTATTTGCTAAGTGCTCATTATCTATACTTCCAGCTACATAGTGTTCTGAATCAATTTGATCATTTGCAATTTTATCTGCTGTAATACAGTCTGTAGCTAATTTACTACCATTTAAAGTAAAGTTAGCTAACATACTGTTTTCAACTGTACCATCTTTTATATACCAATCTGTTGCTGTATTAACATGTATATCACCCTTACTACCTGCTACTAAACCTAACCCTGAATCACTAGCAGTAACAGTACCTACTTCTTCAAGTTTGTACAATGCTTGGTTCTGATTATTATTTAGGTCAGCAGCTTTAACAGAAGCACCTGCAGTATAGATAGCTTGAGCTGCAGTAATATCTGTATTTCTATAAATCTTTATAGCAACAGCATTACCAGGGGCAGTAGTAAATGTTAGAACATTATTAGAAATAGTATAATCTGTATCTAGAGCTTTTGTAACTCCAGCTAAAGATACTTTGACATCTGTTGTGTCTATGAAGGGAAAAGTAATATCAAATGTTTTGTCATTACCATCCCCTGTATAATTACTTTCTACTGCCATTATCTATAAGGTAGTAACATTTGCTCTACAGAACCTCTTGTCTGTAGTTTCTTTTGATTTCTTTTAATTTTACTATCTAACTGTTTCCTCACAGCTTCTGTAAGACTAGCATCATTTTTGATAAGAGCCCATGCTTTTTTTCTAGCTCTATTAAAGATATAATCAATTTTAATATTATGATAGTAATCCATAGCATTAAATTCACCACGTTTACCATCTCTAATATCCTTATTCATCTGTTCTATAGATGCTATAACTTTAGGCTCTCTAGCTAGTTTTGTTAATTCATACTCTAAGTTTTGATCTCCAATACCTTTCTGAAATTTAGAACGGATTGCTGGCTCCTTTTGTAAATTAGTACCATCAGGAGCATAGTACGTAGACATTCTTGTATCGTAACCACTGTCAAATAGTAACTGCCTACCTTCACTTTGATCGAGATTTAATTGTATAGGACTAAATACATTGAATGCTCTAGTAAGGAAATCATGATCTTTAATAGGCTTACCATTAAGCATATCGTGTTTAATAGGTAAATCATCACCAGGTAGGTATTCAGATACTAAGTTTCTATTACGTAAAGCTTGGTCAATACCAGAACCTAATTCTTTTGTATGAGGTGTAAATAACTTACCTAAATCATTTCTTAAACCAGCTAAAGGCACTTGGTTATTCATTAACCCAGCTACAATACGTTCAGCTTGACCAGGACGACCAGCAAATAAATCAACAAATTGTTGCATACCAGCTAGATATGATTTACTAGCAATACCTTGTGCTATAACAAGTGATGTTTTAAGTAGTTCTTTTTCAGTCCATTCTTCACCCATCAATTGACTATTATCACCTACATCAGAAATGATAGACATGATTTGGTTGAATGGTTCTATTGCATCATAAGATACCCATACTCCACCTAGTTTAATAGATCTAGGTATATAACCAGCATCGAGCCACATCTGACGTTTCTGTCTATTAGTAGGTCCATTGCCTGTCATATCACCACGCATCCATGCCCAAGAAGCTAAACTAACTAAACCAGAACCCATAACGAGTCTACCAGTTTGTAATGCCTTAGCATTAATTAGTTCTTCAGGAGTAGTGATGCCATATTTAGCTACATCAGCTAAGTTATTTGAATTAGCAAAAGCTATTTCATTAAATTCTTTAACTAAAAAGTTAAATCCAGGTGTATGTTTAGCAGTTAAACTAATACCGTTAACACCAGTTCGTGCAAACAGAAAGAAAGGCTTGGCCCATGGGTTAGCAGTAAATACATCATTCAGTCCTTTTGCAAATCCAGTTAATTCTTGTGTTAATGTTACTTCTTTACGTGCAAACTTAGTTGCTTCGTCTAGTATATTACCATCTCCATCAAATATCTGACCATGGAAATCTTGCTCATAAGCCTGCATTAATTCTTTAGTAATCTTAGGTGTTTTACCGCCTGCAGATTGTATATCTAAAACATTACGCATAGCCTTTTCTCTCATCTTTGCTCTACCTAATATATACCCAAAGGCATCGTCAGTAGCAGCCATGATTTTAGTAGAATATGTCAACCAGTTGGTGTTATTAGCATTTCTAGCCATATTTGCCATAGCAAATGCAGCTCTATCACCATCTGTAGCTCTACCAGTATCTTCAGCCCAACGTCTTAAGATCTCCCAGTTATCATCTTCTCTAGTATATTCATAGTAGCGTGACTTCATAGTAGCTACATCACCACTCCAATATGAATTGAGTCTAGTTTTAAATAACTCAAATGCTTCTGGAATAGCTTCCATCATTGCATTCATTGATGCGAGACCAGCTTTAATAGTAGCAGAGTCACCTGTGAAAGGATATCTCATTGTAGCTCCTAATGTTGTAGCTAATGGTCTTAAGAATGTAGCTGTACTAGTACCTATAATAGCTCTCATTGGCGTTTTAGGACCAGTTAATACGCTATGTATAAACATACCTTCAAGTTCTCTGATTAAAGCACCGGTTCTATCAGGTCCATTAGGATCTATTCTACCGCCTTTAATCATCTTTCTAGCCCAATTATCTAAATCATCTAGGCTATTAACAGTCTTCATAGAAGAGAACGTTTCAAACAAAGCATTCATCAAGTTCTCATCAGCATCTTCTTTGGCAATCTTTAGGATAGTCATAATAGACTCCCTTGTATCAGCCATTTCTTGTGTTAATGTTGACTCTAAGAATTCCCTTTGCTTACCAGCACCTATCTGTCTGAAATTATCTGATTTAATAATCCTAGCTTTCTTTGTTTCTTGTAATGCAGTTAGTAATGTATCTACAACTTGTGCAGCAGGTCCATCTATATCACCAATGTCTACAAGATCAGCTAGTTCTCTACCAGCAATACCTGTATCTCTAATTTGATGTAATAGAGTACCTACAGTTAAATCAGCTACAACAATATTTTTACTAGTGAATGTTTCGATCGTATCTACTACTTCACCAGCAGCATTTGTAACTTCATAGGCATCTTTAGATTTGAATAATTCTTCTAGATATTCTCTAGCTGTCATTTCAGCTGCATTTCTACCTTGAGTAATGCGTTGATGAGCCATGATTGAATCACCAAATACTTCAACTAAAGATTTCCTACTACGTTTTGCTTGTTGTATAACTGCTTGGAATTTATCATTACTATATAATTTTTTCAAGATGCTTTCAGCCGTAGCTTCACTTACATCTCCTTCTCTAGCAATACGTTCACGTTGAACAGGAGTTGTTACAGAGCCCGTAGAACCCTCTTCAGCTCCCCATTCACCACGTTGCCTCTTCTGTGTTTCCCATGCTTCATATGGAGTTTGCTCTGATATATGAGCACCTTGACTAGAATCAGATACTGGCCTATTCTTGGAAGCACGAAACTCAGCATCTCCATTCCTTAATTCAGAGATACCTTTTTCTATATCCTGTGTCTTAATACTTTGGTTTCTATCTGTAATCTGCTTTATAGCTTTCTTACCACCTTTACCTATGAAGTAGGCAGCACCATCAAATAGTGTACCAATACCCATACCTTCAACGACGTTTTTTAATTTCATCATTACAGGGTGATCAGTATCTTTAGTAGTAATAGGTGTATCTATAAAACCGAACTGGTTTCTCAAAGCTCCTAAAGCGTTGTGTCCATCTGACTCCTTAGAGATCACATCAGACACAGCACCAACACCAGCTGCACGTACCATACTATTAGCCCATAAGGTACCTGCTGTAGATATACCCATTCTTGCAGCAGTTACTTTAGCTGCAGGTATGATAGCAGCAGCTAATGAACCAAAGTGTACAACACCTCTAGCTAATTTACCCCACCAAGTTTTAGTGATTATTGGATTATCATAGTCAGTGAAAGGATCCCAGTCAGGCCTATAACCTTGTTCAGTTTCTCTTTCTTTAGCCATTTCTCCAGAGAATGCATCTATTGTACGCTCTGGTAAAGTAGTTATAGAAGAGGCGGTATCTTGTAAACCGCCTGATAAGATTGACTGTCCTTCTTTTACTAATGCTTTAAATCCCCATTCATCAGCTTCTCTTGGATCCTTTAATTCAGCTTTATCTTGAGTTTCTTGTACTTCTTCTTGTTGTACAAGTTCAGTTTGAGCTTCTTGTTGTTGTTCTAATTGATCAGAATAATCTATGATAGCATCTGCGGATTGTTGCATTGCT